ACGCCCTTATAGCTCAGCTGGTAGAGCAACCGACTTTTAATCGGTTGGTCGCAGGTTCGATCCCTGCTGGGGGCATTATGAACTTTCCATGTACATCGTGTGGTTCATGTTGTCGTAGAGTATTTATGGTAGATATCTTTCCAAGGGAATGGATAAAGCAAGATGGTTCTTGCATACATCTGGAGAATGACCTTTGCAAGATATACAGTACCAGACCAGATTACTGTAGGATTGGATATAGTTTTGATAGCACCAATATGTCAGAACTTGAATACAAAATTCAAACAGCTAAGATCTGTAATTACTTCATGGAACAAGATGGAATCACGGACAAATTAATTCCACTCACTTTATTTCAAACGGAGCAAAATGGAAACTGAATCAAAGGTAGTATCTCGTAAGCGCTGCCCAAAGTGTGCAGCACAGGGTAACGACACATCTGGTAACAACCTAGCCGTCTATGACGATGGCCATAGTTATTGTTATGCGTGTCAATTTTATGTAAGAGGAAACAAAATGGAAACCGTAGTAGATGAAGCACCTATTTACACTGCTGAAAAGTTTAGAACAGGAGAGATTCAGGCTCTACCCCATCGTCGCATCAATGACAAGACAACGCGACAGTATGGATATCAAACAACCAATACAGGTGCAGAGATTGAGAATTTTTACAACACGGATGGAGAGCTGCAGGCTCAGCACATTCGGTATGATGGGAAAAAGTTTGCGTGGATTGGTAACACAAGCAACCTACAATTCTATGGTCAGCATCTCTTTAACTCGGGTGGAAAGAGAATTCTGATTACAGAAGGTGCTATTGATTGCATGACCATGGCACAACTCTTTGACAACAAGTATCCAGTTGTGTCTATTCCAAATGGAGTAAACTCGGCAGTAAAGGCAATCAAGGATAATTATGATTACATTGTCTCGTTTGAAACCATTGTCCTATGCTTTGACATGGATGACCCTGGGCAAAGGGCTGCAAGAGAAGTGGCTGAAATACTGCCACCTGGTAAAGTTAAGATCATGTCCCTGCCACGCAAGGACCCAAATGAGATGCTTGTACATGCTGAGTCTGCTCAACTACTCCAAGCTTATTGGAACGCTAGGGCATTCTCACCCGATAGTATTATCCATGTCAGTCAAGTCGTATCTGAGAATGAAAATTCTTCAGTACAAGTATACGAGTATCCATGGGACTCCCTAACTACATTCATGATTGGTCAGGACTCTGGTCGTCTCAATCTGTGGACAAGCGCCACGGGTCACGGCAAGTCCACTATCATCAGAGAACTAGTCGTTGACCACTTAAATCATGGTCGTGCGGTTGGCGCGGTATTCCTTGAAGAATCTCCAGAACAAACCGTAGACGATCTCATTTCACTTAAGATTGGAAAGCCCGTTCGCAAGATCATGTCGCAACGGCAACTCAACGAACTTCGTCGTGCAAACAATAAGTCCATTGTGGATATGGTTGAAGACAATCTAACCGAGGAAGAATATGCTGAAGCAAAGACGTACATTAGTGCTAAACCTCTTTACCTGTATGATCATATTGGCAATGCTAATATCAATAACATCATCAATCGCCTTGAGTATATGGCTGTTGGTCTTGATTGCAAAGTCATCTTTCTTGATCATATTACTCTGCTCGGCAATATGCTTCTATCTTCTGGCAGTGACTTTGGTAATGATGAGAGATTGGTACTCGATTCGGTAATGAAGAAACTTCGTGAACTGGTAGAGCGCACTGGTGTTACACTCCATGTGATTGCTCATATCAAGAAGACCGACAAGAACGTAGATGAGGGTGATCGAATTAACCTTAATGATCTTCGTGGTTCAGGTTCTCTTGCTCAGATTGCGGATAATGTCTTTGCACTTGAGCGCAATGCTCAACACCCAGATCCATTGACTTGTAATACAACCAATGTACGAGTCCTCAAGAATCGTAAGGGTGGTCGTAGAGGCATCGCTACGGCTCTGTTCTACAATGACCAGACATCCAAGCTTATGGATGTACCATTTGTAATTACCCCAGAAGGAGAGGTGCTTTATCGCTATGAAGAAATTAGTGTTTGACATTGAGGCCAACGGTCTTAATGAAGTGGTTGCTGGTAAAAAGGATACATACCTACCAGAAGCCACTAAGATTTGGTGTATGTCCATTAAGGATATTGAGACTGGAGAATCACTGTTATTTGAACAGGATAATCTAGATGCTGGTATCCAGATCCTTCGTGATGCGGAACTGATCATCGGTCATAACATCTATGCCTTTGATATTCCACTCATTGAAAGACTATATGGACCACTCAACAAGCAACCATACACCGAAGTACTGGATACACTAATACTCAGTCGTATGATGTATGGTGACAATCCACCTACACCTGATCAATCCCATTCCCTGATGGCATGGGGTGAGTATCTTGGCGAAAGCAAGATAGATTATCAGGGTGGTTGGGACTACTATACAGAAGAAATGGGTAAGTACTGTCTACAGGATTCAACCGTAACTGCAAAAATATGGAATCATTTTGCCCAGCAAAACTATATGGTTCAATATAGCCGAGCTGTCAGAATGGAACATGTCGTAGCGGATATGATCAAGCGTCAAGTCGAAGCTGGTTTTGGGTTTGATGTGGATAAGGCAGAAGCCTTGGAAATGGAGTTGCTGATTGAAAAGTCACAGATCGAAGACGAAATGCGACAAATCTTCCCAGACAAGATCATTGTTAGACATTCTGAGAAAACAGGAAAGCGACTCAAAGACAAGATTGAAGTATTCAATCCAGGTTCTCGACAGCAAATTGCCGAACGTCTCAAGGAAAAGTATGGATGGGAACCAAACACCACCGACAAGGGAAACCCCAAGGTGGACCATGAAGTTCTATCTAACCTAGACTACCCCGAAACAAAGACGCTATGCAAGTACTTCGATCTCATCAAACTGATGGGTCAGGTATCCGATTGGGTAGGTCGTGCCAAGAAATCAAGAGATGGTCGTATTCACGGCTATATCAATACCCTTGGTGCGGTCACTGGTCGTATGTCAAGCAAGGAACCAAACATCCAGCAAGTGCATTCTGATTCCAGAGCACGAGCCTTGTTTGTTCCAAGAAAGGATTGGGTTCTTGTTGGTTCAGATCTCAAGGGTCTGGAACTAAGAATGCTTGCCCATTATCTACATCCATATGATGGAGGTTCATATGCTAAGGAAGTTTGTGAAGGCGATATTCACACCCACAACCAGAAGGCCATGGAGTTGGATTCAAGAAATACCGCCAAGACCGCAATCTATTGCTTCTTATACGGCGGTGGTGATGAGAAGTTTGGGAAGACTATAGGTTGCTCTACCCACAAGGCAAAGCAAACTAAGAATAAACTACTTAGTAATATTCCTGGACTTAAGAAGTTGATTGAGAATTGTCGGTTTGACACCTTAGACAAAGGATATGTTAAACCATTCAACTGGCGTCCTGTCTTTGTACGCAAAGAACATGCCGCACTCAATACTCTACTTCAATCATCTGGTGCCCACATTGCCAAGGCATGGGCCTGTGTAGCCGATCAACGCCTACGAATGGAGATTGGCCAAGATAAGTTCAATTGGGTTGCCTCTGTGCATGACGAACTTCAAGTAGAATGTCATCCAGATGTAGCTCATAGAGTTGGTAATATCCTCTGCGAATCTTCAACAACTGCTGGTGATTTACTACGATGCAGCTGTAAGATTGAAGCAGAATACAAAATTGGTTCTAACTGGTCGGAGACACACTAATGGCTAGAAACTACAAAGACGAATACGCTAAATTCCAATCATCTACCAAATCAAAAAAAGACAGAGCACACCGTAACAAGGTACGCCGTAAGGCTACTAGGGATGGTAGGGTTCGTACAGGAGATGGAAAGGACATTGACCATATAGATGGCAACCCCCGTAACAACTCTCCAAAAAATCTACGAATTATTAGTAAGTCTAAAAATAGAGCAAAGAAATGAAAAATATATTTCTTTGGTTGGCTATTGTTGGTTTACTGTATGCCTTTTATCATATGTTTAAAATAGTATGGGGTGATGATGAGTGAAGCAGTATACTTTATGCGACAAGTAAACGAGTTTATAGCAAACAATCCAAAGCATCCTCTTGTTGTAGAGTACAACAGAGCAGAGATTGGTTTAGGTTACATTATCCGCCACTGGCAGGAGATTCAAAATGAGATTAATTCAGATAAGCGGTCGTGGTCGGGTAGGCAAGAGCACTCTTGCACACCTGATTGCAACGCACAGCCTTGATCTAGGCTACATTCCAATAATTCTTCCTTTTGCCAAGGCAATTAAGGATGCTGCCGCAAAGCAGGGACTTACTAAGGAATCTAATTCCAAGGAATACCGTGAGTTTTGTCAGAAGCTCGGTGCTGAAAAGCGCAAGGATGATCCAGATTACTGGGCTGTAAGGACATTTGAAACAATTCAAGAGTACATGGTAAAAGAAATCGAAAATCGAAAAGCCAAAAAGGAAAACTTTGAATACATTGTTATTCAAGACGATGTTCGATACATGAACGAGATTAGATTGGGAAGAGAACTAGCCGCAACTCAGATCTTTATTGAGTCTGGTGAACGAAAACTAGAGGAAGAGGGTGCTGATTGGAGAAACCACGAAAGCGAGGTTCTTGCCAACGAGGTTGAAAAATCCTTTGGTAAACCCAACAGCAACTATGAAGATCTGTTCGACGTAATCATTACCAACGATGAAACTCTCAAGGATTTAGACAAGCTGGTTAAGAACAACATTGAAGAATGGCTTGAACTCGGCTATCTAGAACTGGAGTTTGAAGATGAAGAAACCGAATGAAGCCATTCTTGATGGCGATATTCTTGCCTATAGGGCTGCTTTCTGGGCAGACTCGGAAGGCATAGAGGATCTTCCAAGCCGCCTTGAAAGGGACATTATCAACTGGACCCCACAAGGAGTGGATACGGTCTATGTAGCCATGTCCTGCCCAAGAACCCACAACTACAGAAGAATGCTGTGGCCTGTGTATAAGCAGCACAGGGAAGGATTCAAGTCTCCAGACTCAATGCCTATTGCCCTTGAAGTTATGTATTCTCTACCTAATGTAACAATTAGGTGCGTCAACAACTTAGAGGCAGACGATCTGATTGGTATGCTTGTTTCTGAAGGTCGTGCCATTGGGGTAACTGTTGATAAGGATCTACGTCAGGTTCCTGGATGGCATTGGAATCCCGACAAAGAGCCAGAACCAGTAAAAGTAGAAGAAGATGCGGCTAATCGCTACTTCTACCAGCAATGGATGACTGGAGATACTACCGATAACATTTGGGGGTTGTGGAAGGTTGGTCCCGCTAGAGCTACCAAATTCCTAGATACAACCCCTAAGGAAACATGGGATCATGAGATCCTAGCCATGTATGAGGCAGAAGATTGGGCTAAAAGACCAGAAGAAAAGCGTCCTTTAGACTTTTATCGTAAGGACTTTGCACTAGCTCAGGCACGATGTGTAAGGATTCTTCGTCATGGTGATTATGAC